AAAATCCCAATCTGTCACGTCATAGATACGTTTGGTCGTAAAATCAAACATGATGGTAAAATTATCTAGCGTATTAAAAAAGCTTAACACGTAGAACAGATGCCCTGCCTGTCGGTATAGAAACGCTGTGGAATCTTCAGGAACTGAGACCGTCTCTAAAAGCTTATCAAGACCATCTGTTGATATCCTAGAAGCGCCACCGCCTTGCATAGCCATTAACGATGGTGAGGACTTCTCGTTAATACCAAGCCAAGCCACCACCTCATCATTAGCAGCGATTGTCGCAACACTAACTGCGCCATAGTCGATGTTTACGGATGAGTTACGTTGGTAAACAAGCTGACCACCGACGTTACTCCAAATCTCGGCAACGGTGGATCCGAAGACGATAATGTTGTTTCCTTTACCGGGGATTCTCAAAACCGCCTTGGCAAAGTCTGGCTTGGTCTGTAATGCCAGTGTCTGCACCCAATTGAGATCGTATGCGTTACCAAGCGTGCCATCGGCACCACTCTCGAAGATAACCCACTGCGAACCAAAGTTAGTCTCTAGCGCATTACCGATGATGAAATAGGTGTTGTGATAAGTGATGTAATTTGGCTGGAACTCGGTATCGCCCGGTACAGAGTTATAAACGGCAGGCGCAATAGCAGCTGGCGCTTCTTCGTAGTTGTAGATGTACATTACCTGACCATCTACAAAGCCGATCTGCGATGATAAATTCTCATCAAAGAAAACTTCACCAGTGCTGGTTCCGATTGTTCCTAGCTGTGTGGCGACCTCGGATAACAGATTAATTCTAAAAACGTCAGCACCAGCAACAGCTACGAGAAATCCGCCACGAATAGAATGGAATACGCCACGCCCTTCGGAACCTTCTTCAATCAGATTTAAAACACCGCGATAACCGGGGAAATTAACAAGCCATTCTTCCTCGCCATCACCTGATGTGGTTGTGTACATATTATATGTACGCTCAACGGAGATTGTAGGGTAGGCACCAAACACGGAGCTTCCGACAATGCGAACTGGTATCTCTTGCGTGTCAGTGGTTAATGTCATTCGCTAACCCCTATGAACTTACAGGGATCCAGCCCCCACTAAGGTTCACCATAGCATAGTTGATTGCTGAACCACCGCTTAGTGAACTGAGCTTTTGCATTCTCAGATCCATAATATTGGTGTTATTACCTATCCACTTGAAGTATCGCTCAAGCTGTAGAGCAACATCTCGTGGCACAACGTAGGAATTGAACTGGCATAACCTTTCTGCGAGTAAAAACTGCAGAAAGTTTGTATAGAATTGATCTAGTGTTAGTGACAAATCCTGAAATTCTGTGACATCTACTAATCTGAAACTACCCCAAATCTCTAGTGGGTAAGCAACATCTGGAACAAAGTAGAGTGATAGCGTCCCACCGTTTAGCTTACGTTCAAAGTTCCAATTCCACGGCAAGCTTTGAATGTTAGTAGGTCTAAAACTACCCCTAAATTGCTGGCGCTGTTGGTTTACCGTCTGATAGCGAAGTGAGTTGATATAGAAAACGAATACATCGATGTCTATACATCCCGGAATCGTATATTCAGAAGTACCAGCAACTGCGTTTAGCAGGTATTTCTGTGTGTAAGGAATCGTCGCCTCATCAACCGTACGATCTTGAAGTACGTTATTAAGTAGACGGAGACCATCACTCATTTGAGCGCCTGTAGGAGTTTCATACTCTCTACTTACAATCCCACTCAGATAATAAGAATCTGCAATAAGATTGCTTGCCAAGTAAGCCATGGTCTCGTCCTTCTATCTTTTAGATAGTGTATTGGTATCCAGCAACATTTAATGCAACTGCATCGCCACCACCAGCCGACCAGATGTACTCAATGTTTGGAACTCCAACCAGTAACTGAGCCTGAACTAAAGCTACGCCAGTCATGTGGACAGCCGTTACCTGTGATGTAACAGTGAACGGTGCGCCAACCGCGCCATACGGTTTTAAGGTAAGGATACGGCTTGCAGCAGCAGGAGTCAGATCATAGAACATATAAACTGGCAACCCTGCGACAGCTGGTACAAAAGTAGCTAATGAAACAGCTGCATCAGTCGTCGAAGCACCCGCTGTGACCGCAGTCGCAATAGGGGCGTCGTACATGAAAGTACGTTCATTGGAACTACCGCTGTAATAGCCCAGCAGAAAGTCTGAGGTGCCATCTGTGCGAAGGTATCCAATTTTACGGAACATATCATAACCGACAGGCAGTAATGGCTGAGTTGCACTTAAAGATAACACTACACCCGGATCGTTGTTTTGTGAGGAATCGCCAACGAGATAGAGAGAGTACAGTGTTGATGCTGCGACAGTGCCAGTATCAAGACCATTGATGCCGTTCACGAGATTGCTCACGGTGACAGCTGCGCTTAGGATAATGTCATTTTCATTAGTGCTATTTCTAGCACGTCCTAATTGCACTGTTGCCGTTTCATCGTCAACCACCGCAATTTGAAGCCCGTCTACACTTAAGTAAGGGGCATTAACAATAGGTAAATTTACGCTCATTAGTTTAGCTCCTTATTAAAGTGGGAATATCACGGCTAGTGCGTTGTCGGAAACCTGAGTTTTACCCCAAATTGCGTCATGCACAGTACCGTAAAGGTTCTGACCGAACTGGCTACCAGTGTACATACGCAAGCTGACAGCGGTGTCAGGATCCTGTTCGACCGAGGTCATGAACGGATCGCAATCTGGCAACGGAGGAATAGCTGCGTAGAACTGATTACCTGACTGAACCATACCCACGCGATGTGAAGGCAATACTTTAACTTGCATACCAGCAACGATTTGCTGCGTGATATTTTGGTTTTTGCCGACAGTCGCTTGTAATGGAGGATCGATCGTAACAGTAACTTGTGATGCACCAGTTGAAGCTGCGTTTGCCGTTGCTTTGAACTGTACAGGGCAAGCAGATGGTTTGTGACCCACGAAGGTACGGAAACGGATGTTAGGCTGACCAGATACGTTGTCTTGGAACTGGAATCTGTCGTAAAGCTTAACAGAATCAGCGTCGCTTGCTGCAGACGTACCGCTGAAGGTGATAGCGGTAATTGCGCCATCAGCATCTTGGGTTACGCTTACAACAGTAAGGGTTACGCCAGCTTGACCTTCTGAACCAGAAATATGCTCAGGAAGTAAGTTGGAGGTGTACCACATACATTTAGCAAATGCGCCTAATTCCCAGCTGTTACGCAGTTCTTCGTTACCTTGAGGAACGAACTGGTTTAAACCAGAGCCGACGATATCAGGAATGATGATGTCTGATAAGTATGCTTTGGTGTCGTTCTTAGCTGCACCGAAGTTCCTGAAGAAAGCTAGCATTTGACCTAGTTGATTAAAGGATGAGATCGGTGTTACACCGTTACCGTAGAAACGATATGGAGCAGATTCGCAAAGACCTGCGATATCTGATTCGATCACTGCGCCTAATTCTTCAACGGCACCGCGACCAAAGCGATCCATATATTCGTCTACGTTAAAAATTAACTGTTGAGCTGATACATCGATACCGATGTTTTTTGATTGATTTACAACCAAACTCTGGACGCGCTGTTCAACACCTTGGAAGTTGACAACCAAACCGTCGTTTGCAATGAAGCGAGGTGGTTTATCAAACGTGATGGTGTCGCCCAAGTTAGCAGGGTTAGCTTTTTGGAAATCGCGGTATTTGGTGTTTGCTGTTGCAACGAAGCAGTTAATGTTCTGAAGATAAGCTAAGTCGGCTTTGTTGTAGGTTTGTACATTTTCCAAAATATTATTTGGCAATGGCATGTCAGTCTCTCCGTTAGATTTAACATCAAGACAAAACTTGGCATTGCCAGTGGGATATTATCCCCGAAACTTCGCTTTGAAGTCTCTTACGCTACTTGGCGTGCCGCTGTCTTGTCCCGTAGGCGAAGATGACATACGTCCGAGAGGTGGGGGGACAGGCTTGTCCTCCGCTTTAGCTTGCTGATTGGCTTTGATGGAGGCACTTACCTTGTTAATCATGCTTTGAGCTGCATTCGGATCCCTTTCAGACATGAGCGTTAAAGCTGCAAGTTTGCTAGGGTTCTTCATTAACTCGTACATGACCGCAGGGGTGTTTTCCACCTGTGAAGCCAAAAATACAAGATTCGGAAATGCAGCAGGGTTGAAATCAGCCATTACTTCTTCGAAGTCTTCGTATGACTCTTTACCTTGACCCATTCGGGCATGGTAAGTGTCAGCGATCTTCTTAGCCTCTTTCTCCATATCTTCTTGGGCGCGTTTTTCACTTGCTTCTTGGAATTGCTGCCGGAGGTCGTTTAAGACTTCCTGTTTAAGAGCTTCTTTATCGACCGGGATAGCCATGCCACCCATCGAACCAGCGCTAGTCTTAAGAGCCGCATTTTCCGCTTTTAACGCATCCAATTCAGATTGCATTGAATCTCTCCCCTTGAGTTTGGCTTTTTTTACAAGTTCCTCAACGCGAGAGATCGGCAGTGTCTTTTCCGCTGATCCAGAATTATCTGGACTAACAGGATCAGATACTACTTCCGTATCTAAAGCTACTTCATCAGTCATTTGTCAATCTCACTGTTGCCGTTGTGAACGTGGTCGCATGGTTTTAGTGCCATGAACTACTATTTGTGCCGCATAGCTGCGTGGTAGCCGGGTTATACGCTTCCCGTAAGCGAAATTCATTTCATTATATCGTACAGAATATAATCTCGCTTTACAACTAACCTTTACTTTTATCCATTTTCTTCAAAGTCTTGGCTAGTCTTGCGCGCTGACCTATCTTGCCACCTTTCTTGGCGGCTGCGTTTAGCTTCTTAGCCGGGATAGGCTTATCGCCTTTCACGCCTAATTCTTTGCGCAGCGCACCGGGCTTCTTAATGGCACCTTTGATCCAGTTCTTTTCAGCCATGTTAGCAGCCCTTCATTTTTTTCAATTGACCTTTCTTCTTCAAGTTGGTCTTAGGAGCTGGCGATGACTTCATGCCTGTACCAACAAATTTACTCGCTGGCATCTTCGCTTTCTTCGCTGGTTTCTCTTTCATTATGTATCTCCTTCTGCATCATATGTTCGCCCATCTTAGTTGCCATATCGACTGCTGTACGGGCGTTCTCAGCGTCAAGGCGTTCTTGATCTAATGCACGATCTAAATCGGCATCTTGGATTTTACTCATAACCTCAAGGAACTTGATATCAGCTTCTTTGTTTTCAACAGCAACAGACGCGCTAGACTTAGCCATTTCGACTTGAGCCTTGAGCTGATTACCTTCACGCATCGCTTGAACCTTCTGACCTTCGACCTGAACCTGACCAGCTGCGATCTGTTCGGGGGTAGGTTGACCAGCAGCGGCTTCTTGCGCTTTGGCAGCAGCTTCTTTCTGACCATCCATCCACTCTTGAACAAGGTAGCGAAGTTTATCGATGCCGCGAATGTCGATGTTCTCAAGTAATACTTCAAGACCATTCTGGTTCATGAATTCCTTGAAGCTATCGCTCACGCCCATCAGGGATATGATGGTCTTAAGCGCAATCTGCTTCTGAACTTCGTAATTGACACCGGGAACGATAGATACCTCAAGGGCAGACACATCATAATCAAACTTGATGTTTCCTGCTCCTTTCTTGTTCACCTCATAGAAGTCACGCTTTCCGTTAGGGAGCATGATGGGGATCGTTCTTGGCGTGACGAAGTATTTAGGCAAGAGGTTGAGATAGATTTCACCGCATCTTGCCCACCCTTCAATGAATCCCATTGTGTACGGCATAGCTGCAGCGTTTGAATGCATAGCACCCTGCATAATAGCAATTCCAGAGATGTCATTCTCATTGGCTCCTAAAGCAGCGTCGTACGAGCCAAGAATGACTTGGACAGTGTTATCGGCTAGCGTGAAAGTATTGGTTAGCTCTGGCGGGATAGGCGCACGTTGAATCTCTTGGGGAGGGTTCAATGGCTGCTTTGGATCACCGTCCTTAAACTGGTTGTACAAGACGACAGTAGCCTTTTGAGGTTCAATGTAAGCCAGCTGGTAATCTTTGTTAGCGGGGATGCCCTCGACTGGCGCTTTCCACTTATGCTGCACAAGGTTTTCTATCTCGTTGCAAAGCGATTGCCCTGCAAAGTTCTTCATCTTTTGCGTATCACGAGCGTGGTAGACGTATGGACGAATGACCTGCTCGGCTTGTGATTCTGCGCTATCTCGAACGATGACGCTGTTGCCATCAAAGAA